GCGAGTTGTGACCAGCATAAACCCCCCCCCAGGGAGTTAATGTTACAATATAATATAAGCTAGGGGGGGTTTATGCGTGTGTTTGTTCTGGTCTACACACTATAAACTTGTGATACAAGCAAAACTCCAAAGTTTCGCAGGCCGAAGACGCCCTACAAAACTTTTTAAAAATCAAATATCACAAAGATTCATAGGTGTAAAGTGCTAGACTTCGACCAACGCCTTTTATAACTAGAGGCGCACCCCTTATCACGGGAGGATTCGGATATACATAACGTATGTCCTAATAACTAGTTTCGACTCAAAGAGCCTACACTTCCGCTGGTGGCGGAGGTGTTGGGAACGTATATGGGTACATGATAGGAGCACCCACAAATAGAAAGGTGGAGAAATCATCTCCAGCTGCTACATAAAGCTCCCTATATATGGATTCGTTTTCTGCAATTAATGAGAATCCAAGGTCATATCCGGGTACCGAAGTTTTCGGAATGACATCATTTGGAGTGGAAAAGATATTCCAATCCCTCGTTCTAGCAGGGATAAACCTGCAATTGGAGTAATATGGGACAGAAAATTCAAGTACGGGATTCTGTTCCATAGGTTGGACTTGTTGTCCACTATTTCCAGGACGAGTTGCAGAAAGGTACAGAGTTGTCTGTTCATCAGGAGTACCAGTGATAAACGTGATCTCTCCTGTACGATCTGTACCGGGCCTCCGATTGATATATTGGTTCCATACAGCGCCTGCTGATGTATCAAACGAAGATTTGTACCTAATGCTGCCGCGCATACCCATAAATGCAGGTACAAAATAATTCAAAAGGGTCATGTGTGCTAAATCCATACTGACACCATTAATTTGGTTAAAGCCTGTAGAAATCTCTCCCCTATGAAAGGGGAACCAATATCTGGACGTGGTAGATCTCACAGCGCCGTTAACCTCACCAGCGGCAGTATCCAAATCGAAAAGATTATACCTCTTTAACATAGTTCTAAAAGAGGAAATCGACTCTCCGAAATAAATATCCACTGAGCGATCAGTGTCACTCAAGTTGGCAGCGACCGTAGTCATAGGATTAGCAATTGTGGGGGCAGATGGCATATCTGTATTTTCACTATCTGGGACGATCTCACCAGCCTGCGTATCAAAGATAGCCGGCTCAGTAGGTCTCAAATAAGTGATGGCATTCAGCGTAGAATCAGTAGGTGCAGCGAATTCAATGTCATCACCAGCAGATACAAAGACGTTGATTTGAATATCATTATCAACAGTATCATTCGGGACAGTAAGTTCGTTCACTACATAGACCGCTAAAGTGCCATTACCCCATGCATCCAGAACAGGATCAAAAATCGGACCAGGAATATTACCCTGAACAAACATCCGCGACTGATCCAAGTCGATGGGCATTCTCTCTCTATATGAAGCTTGAGAACCCCAACCGACCTGCATCGTAAAGTCTTTTGTCTCGGAAATGTCTACTATTTCAGTGTAGACAGTGTTATATTCAGCGGTTAAACCTGAAATTCCCATAGGGTCGTAAACAAATTTCAAACGCCCTTTATGGAAATTGGAAGAAACAATCTGGAACCGATATTTCATTGAACCTCTCCAGTATTGAAACGGTTGAGCTGCAAAACACACTGCCAGAGGATGAATTTCCTGAATGGAACCAACGAGATTTTTAACGTTGATTCCGGGGTCCACATTTAGAGAGAAAAGTTTCCTCTCGGGTGGGGACGACAATGGGAAATCAAAAGTAGTCAAATATGACTCTCTGGTAGCGATTGATCTAACTGTCATGCAGTCTTCCGATCCCAAACCAGTAGTTCTGGGGTCGACAGTGACTTCCGCTTTGGAATCCACTGTCAAAGGAAAGGATGTGTCCACCGCATCCGTGGCCGCCATGTTACCTAAGTACACAGGTTTAAATGAACTAATTGGAGATAAGTCCATTGGTCTGCAATACCCAAACATTTTGGCTATATTAGCTACTGCGCCCGACGCAATAGATGTGGCACGAGCATATGGCCCTATATACGGGACCTTTGACATAGCGCCCGAAACCTTCTGTAGTACCGTTGCAGGTTTAGAGATGGGCCCAGAATTAGAATACTCATCTCCTGCCTGCGTAGGAAAACCTTGTGGTGAAATTGCATCAGGGTCAGACATAGTAGGAATAGACATAACTACGTCTTCAGCCCAAGCAAATACTGACACTGTCACAGGCGTTGATGCTCCATTTGCGTGGCGAAGGGTGTTAATCTCGCGCAACACAACGGATCCCATCAAATCCCACTGTGACTTAGGCACCAATAGGTTGTTGTACATCCAAAAGAATGGTAAGGTCATCTCACCACCCTGTGATGTCGTCGGGTCAATATAAATATGTGGACGTTGTGAAGCCGCAACAATATCTGCAGTGAATGGTTGTCGATTTACATAAAATTCATCAAAATCGACTAGCGGATTGTATGACATAATAGACCTGCCATAATAAAATCCATTACCATTGATAACAACTTTCAAGCGTAACTTGCAACGTAGTAACGCAAAGTTGCTAATGCGGTTCACATTGCGTGGATTGTTCCAAAACTCAGCCCATGGATTAAAGCTATGGTAAAAGGGAGTGGAAGGAGACCATTGAAAATCTGCGATCTTTATAGGTCGTCGAAAAAAGTCTTCCAAACCACAATCACCCATATCAGTAACTCCAAATGATGGGTCAGGAGCAGAAACAAGAGAATAACTATAACCCTCCATCTGATCATGAAACGCCATCGTCTGCGTCTGCACGTCAGAAGGAGCGGGTTTAACAGCATCCTCATCGCCTGCTTGGGGTAAGAACATATCCACGCGAGTTGCATTTTTATATTTTTCTGTTTTATATTTTTTCTTGGGTTTCTTAAATTTTATAATTTTTATATTTTCTTTATTTTTATTTAATATACAAGATAATTTACAGTTAGTAAGCCCTATGTACACACGTGTGACTGGCTTAATTCACACGTATTTGTCAGTTTCTTTGCCGGGTCAGCTATAATAAATATTATACATACCCTACGTTGCACGCCTATACGTTTGACTGGATTCCTGACGTCCAATACACGCGTACGGTAACCTATACAACGCACCATTTTGCTCTGCTCCGCAACCAGATTGGAAACTGGTCTCCATGTTTTATAAGGGTTAGGATGGCCCTTTCTCGTTTAGATACTTCTCCCGCCAGGTTTGTACTCTCTCATCATAAGTCTCGTCCAGACGAGTGCAGAGGTGCGTAATATCGCACTCTTCGGCAACCTTTCGTAATTGGTCGCGTCTGCGCTCGAACGATTCTTTTCCTTGAAAGAACACTTCCAGCAGGACTGTATCTATATTTTGGGCGCAAGCATGCGCCTCTGTGAGAGGGTGTTTCTTGGGACGAAGATAACCATGTAGTGCTTTGAATATCGAATCGTCCTCCAAGGCTCCCACATAACACCCGAGATCCGGATTAAAGACAGAATACCTAGACAAAAAAGTACCTTCATCTGGTAGAAAATCTGATAACTCCGAATGTTTATCGGGCATTGTATAAGTTTGCCCATACTTAGCTAGGAAGGATGAAATTGAGGTGATGTTGTACACCTGCTTTATCCTGTCATTGACACTTCCATAATTGTCATCACCATACGTAGTAATTGCCGCATCTTCTCTGAAATCGCGCACATCCTGAACCAAATCAAAATATGCACATCGGAGATTGAGACTACCACACGTACCATTGATGATGACAGTCATAGAATTTCCACTAATATGAGTGCCTTCTGTTAGCCCAATTAAATTCCCATTGAAAGCGATGAGTGCGTAGGCAATATCTCCCACCACTGCTTTCATAATGGTAATGTCTTCATCACTATATCTAGCCAGTTTAGCCAATTCTATGTAGATTGAGAACGCACATAGAATGACTTGGGCGGGCAGGCGTTGATCGTACTTGCTATAGTCACCACCTATAACATTCTTATATTTCAGTACGAACGCTCTCAATTCATCCCACTCTGGGCTGTGACTGTTAATGCCCACTGCGCACTCCGAAAGCAAAGGGTTCATTTGTAGAACTCTTGCTATGGGTAAAAAGTACTTGCGCAGTATAAACACAGTAGAGACAGCGTTACAATAAAATATGCGACATTTGCTAGAGTCAGCCAATATCTCATCTTTCTTGCACGCCTTGGCTATTGGGAAGGCTCTCTCACCTTTCCTATAATGTGTTAGGCACCTATCAATCTCATCCTGCACAACCTTGATAAATTTCCTATTACCAGGTTCGCCTTCCACAAATTCACTTTTAGGTCCCTTCAAAGGGAAACCAATCGACGTATCAAATTTCATGGCATCAATAAACCTTTTTCCTGGTATACCATTGAGAGTTTCATGGTCAGTGAGTGGGCAGGCATCATTCCATAAGTCACTACGAAAGAGGTCACGTAATGGTGCTATGTAATCCTCCCTCGCTTTTTCAAGCAAAGCATATGGAAATGAATGTGCGGGTATCGATAGGTTAGCCAGACATTTCTGCCAGCCATACCATTCGGGATGGAACTTGGGGGGACCCCACTTATTTGCAACACCACAGTGACGTCCTACGCTCTTAGAGATGAGCGTACGTTTGTAGTCGGATTTAGAATGATGAATCTCACCTGGGCACTTACCCAGGTACATCACCTGTGAATCCTTCGGCAAAAAGTGGAGTGGACTATTGGGGGCGGGTTCTGTGGGGTCCAATATATTTACACCCATGGACTGCAGATCAAATACCTCTGCAGACCCAGTCTTCATAAGATGCTTAGAGTCTAGTGCATCGCATGCCATTTGGTACTGTTCTTGAGTTAGAACACCAAAGCACCCTTGCTTACTATTCTCAAAGCCACCTAAATGAAATCCAGCTATAGTAGTTCCGCTGGATTCCGAAACGACTGGGGCTCCACATAACCCGGGGAAAGTGTTCCTCTCTAGAGATGTATAAACTCCTCCTTCGAAAGAACACGCGTGTGTGCGTGTAACGCACCCTTTGGCCGTGCCCCGATTGGATACAACAAGTCCCTCTCTATTTCTATAGTACATGGTAAAAGAAAAGAGAGGTAGTTTTTCCTTCGGCAACCACCGCGACAAGTTTTTATATGAACCGCCTGTGTCTATGTGTGCCACAACCAGATCTGTATCTGGTATGTGGTAGCACTTATCCAACGACACTCTATCACAAAATTTTCCACCGACACTTTCAGGATTCTTCTTTCTAAAAGTTATATCGATGTCATCACCACAAAGAGTAAAGTAATGATGAGGTATGATAGCCCGGTTTGAGTCCATAAATAACACATTAGCCATCTGAGTATTGGCTTTTGCTCCTTTGATGGAAGCATAAGTCAAATTCTTCAGGATTGCGTCTTGGAATTTCGCCGGTGTCGTTGTCTTGGATTCGACAGATATTGGTAGTTTCCTAACCGCTACTGTCGCCCAAGCATTAGACTCTGCATCGCGTTCAGCCACTTCTTCGGGTGTCTTAGGTTCAAGACTTCCCTGCACTGTAACACCCTTCCATTGCTTATAAACTTTAGCCAATGTATAGAGTGCTCCTATTGCAAGGACTGATGTACACACCCGGCCGGCGTGTTCATCTCTAAACCGTTGAAACGTGGTCGATAATGTATTCCTCTCCTTAAGCTTGGCGACGTAATCATCTTCAACAATCGTCACAAGCTTTTTCTGAATACACAAAGCTGTTATTCCTGTAACAGCTAGAAGACCACCAACGTGCGTGGCAGGGAGCATCTTGATCTTCCACTTTGCCAACAAAGGCAAAGCGGTTGACCAAGCAACATTCCCTAACGTAAACAACGAGTATTGTCGAACCAAACGATCTCTATCAAAGTACATTATGACTCGAGTAAATCGCTCATCTTCAACAACGTTAGAGGGAATGAACCACAACCAATCCCAGCGTTTCGCAAATGCAAGTGCAGAACCATATATCGCCGCCGTAACTGCAGTTTCAACCTTGTCGCCAAAACCATGAATGTCACTGGTAACTTTCCCAACCACAAAATCGCATGTTTTGCTCAGTGCATTATATATGCGATAACCATAGGGTTTCTCAGTTCCAGCTTCACTGCGTCGAACGGGCTCTCCACGTCCGCCATTTCCACGAGCGGGTGCTCCCCGACCGTTTAATGTCCTTCCACCTCTACCTCCTCTACCGAAGCCACCAAGTGGTCTGCGGTAGACTTGGGGTGGAGGGCGGGGTGGGAAAACATACGTATATGACATACGAGGAATCTCACGTTCAAGCGCAATTTCATTCATAGCTGTCTGCACAGCAGTTAACCCCTCATTACCTCGGGGCACATGCAAGCCACCACAGCGAGTGCATCGGCCAGGATTACAATCCTCACCAGCCGGCGAAAGAAGTTTCTCCATTTCCTTCTTATACACCTCCTTTGGATCAGGAGGTGGTATAGGTAAAGGAACATAAGACTTCTCATTGGGATGCTTACGACAATATCCTTTAATATGGATACAGCCATCTACACCACATTTCTCAACTTGTGTGGCACGCTGCGCCTTTCGATCAATAATCTGTTGCTGAACTTTCCTGTGTTTATCGAACTGTTCAATCAAATACTGCACAACAGTGACAAAAGGTACCTTTTCTAGCTTCTCACCATCAAATGAAAGAGTAGCGTATTCGGCAACCTGATGTAATTGTTCTGGTTGTACAGCCTTTTGAACGGTCAATAACCATGTGTCATCAAAGAGGGGATTACCATTCTTCTCAGACCAATCAACAATAGACTCGGGGTTAAGGCCTTGGGGTTTCCCATCGCGATACTTCTGAAACTCAGGTCTGCCTTCAGCAGTAATAACTGCGTCAGGTCGACGTTGAATGGAGAACGGACATACACACGTCTCTCCTGCGAGCATTGCAATATCATTCGTATACATTACGACCAATTCAGGCTGAAGAAAAGTTTTGTCTTTCTTAGCGAGTTCGGCCATATTAGCATACGCCATTTGATTATTGCACGCATCAAGAATTATCTTTAACACTCCTGTTTTCCCGGAGATAGATGGTTTTTCATTCCAACAGTCGTCCATTAACAATACTAGCTTATCTGTGGACCACCCGGACAAAAACTCATCACCTGAGTTGTAGGAGGCACGATAGGAATCTTCTATGGGAAGATTTTGACTGGCTAACAACGCCGTGATCAGTTGATCACCCAGCGTTGATTTGCCCTGACTACTCAAACCGAAAATTTCAACAACGAAAGGCGCGCGACGCAATCCACTTGCAATTTGCATAGTGGTGTAATCGTTACGCACCTCTAGTAGCTTCATATACTTATCGGCAACGAGTTTCTTTTCAAAACCCTTTAGCGAGGGAAGCAGGACTTTGAGGTCACGCGAAAATGTTTCCAATTCGCGATCAAATTCCTGCACGGTGGCACCATCAATTTTCTCTAAATTGCCTGTCTTTACCAAGTCCCACTGCCCCATAAGGACAGCGTAGCGAGTATCCATGTCTTTGGATTTCTCGTCAATAATTAGTAATGTGGCATCTTTCTTCGTCCAGGCGGCATGAAACCGCTCTACGAAAAATGTCACACCAGACAAAGCAGCATCGCAGATATCTACAGCTGTAGAATGTGAATCAAATAGATGTGGTTCACACAGCTTAATATCACCGATAGAGACTTTGAGGTCACTGGCTTCGCACAAACCTGCCAGAACAACCAAACCAAGAAGCTTAGATATATGGGTAAAGAATGGACTCGATGTCACTAACTTCCAATCAGATAATACATGTTGGAGTGTCGAGACTAATCCATGGGAAGTAAGAGTTTCCGTCTCTACTTTCTCCCCTTCTAAAGCAGCTTCGAGTTCTTCGCCATCCTGAGGTGTGAATGCGAATATTTCCGTAACATAAGGTGCAAGGACAGTATACATAGACGTAGTAGTGAAACTACGCAAGTAGAGCAGCACTGTAGTACATACTGCAATTGCGTCCGTGCATCTAGTAACGGAAAACGCTAGTAGGGCAAGACCCTCAAACTCACGAATGAGTTTATCATTTAAGTCTACGCCATACAATGTTGACATGTTTTTAAGGAGACCAACGGCGGCCTCAACTTTATCATACATGCCATTTACGGCCTCTCTACCTGTTTGTGGCTTGAAGGTGTCAAATTGATATAATGTGACACGCTTTTGTGCATGGGAAAAAGGGACGCTATAAATTGCATTGGGCCCATGTATTAAGCCTGGTAGAGGGCTATTGGGGTGTCGAGTGTTCGTATTTACATCCTCGGAAGGATGGTTCTGGGACAAGCCCTCTCGACACAAATTACTGAATTGCTGTGTTAGCTGTTCAATGTTTGCGGGTGGTGCCCCCGTAGGGGCATCGGTGTTTTTATCGTTAATCATGGCTTATCGGTGAAATTGTCTCTTTTCTTAATATTTTCTTTAATAGAGACAATGTTTCCGATAGTTGTAGAGAAAGAGCAAAAAGCAAAAAAGTTTTGTTTTCTTCTGATCGGGCGATTAATAAATTAATTGCCTTAGACTCGTCTTTACAACAAGTCTGCCTTTCCCATCCGCGGCTAACGTTCCCGGGGTCTGCCTCCGGGGGGCCCAGAATTTTACCCGTGCTGGGTGTGACGTATTATCTAAGATCAACGCCACTTGACGTACTAGAGACAAGGCGACTACACCCTACATTGTTAAGCGGTAGGAGTCGCTAGTGCAAAGCAACTAACTCTAGTACGCCCCATGCCAACGAGCATGGGCAACAGTACTTATCTTTTTGTAATTTTTAAAACTAATATGCAAATATACAGATATAAA